CAGAAAATTCTATTTCACCTCGCTTCATTTTTTCAATATGAAGAAGTTTAGCTTCTGACATTGCAACGTCAGCTGCTTTTTTATTCTTGTATATTTCAAGTCCAGATTTTAAACCTTGACCTAATAAACCCCAAGGAATCATATTAGTACCAGGTTGCTGATCTTTTTTTCTCTGTTAGTATTTTTCCTTGACCTTTAACCATATCTTTTTGAGATTCATTTGGTTTTGTCATCTCAACTGGTTTTCCGCCTTCAGAATATGTAACTTCAACAGTTTTTTTCTTTGTTTTTTTCATATTAGCCTCTTTTTTTAACTTTTTTATTTGCTTTTGTCGACATTTATCTATCCTTTTTAAGTTGCGCCGATAAAATTGTCTTTTCTATCGATGTATCAGATCTTAATTTAGCTAATTCTTCGTTTTGATTCAACTTTTGTTGTGTAGTTGATTGATTCATCATAGCTTTCATACGATCTAAGTTCATTCTTTGATCACCTTCTTGTCGTTTTCTATCATTTTCCTGTGCTTGAAGGTCTAATTCTCTTGATCTAAGTTTTGCAATAGGGTCATTATCAAATTGTGAAGTAATTTTTTTCTCTTCTTGCATAAACTCTTCCATCATATCAGCAATCAATTGTGCTTTTCTTGCTTCTATTTTTTCAGACATCATTCTAACTTGCATTTGAATGTTTGGATCTTGCATTGCTTGTGGATTTTGTTGAATAGCAGCAACTTGTTGCATTTCATTTTTAAATTCCATTTCAACTTGTTCTTGAGCCATTAGTGAAATGTGTTCAAAACAATTTTTTTCTAACGAAGCCATAACAATTGGAGAATTTCTAGCCATATTAGTTGCCATAAAGTTTAAGTGAGCTGTAATGTGTGCTCTGTGATCCTGACCAGGGAATGCTTGGAACGGTTTCCCTGCAAGAGCATCGATGTGCTCTAATGCAGGGTCCTTTGGTTGAGGGGGTTGTGGTCGAATTAAAATTTTATCAATATCTTTTACACCCAATGCTTCATACATCTGTCTATAAACTTCATACTGATTATGAATAGCGGGATTGGAAGCTGCCAATTGCAGTTCCGTTTGCGCAATAGAAATACGCTGTGTTTGTGAGAAAATATTTGGATCTGCAACTGGCAATATATCTACTCTATCATCAAAGTCAGATTGTTTAATGGTATTTTGACCACCAACAACATCATATGGATATTCTTGAGGTAGATATAATTTAAATACTCGTGCGAGTAATTTAAATTCTTGTTTTAATGCTGCATAGATTCTTTTGTGAATCGCAGACATAGTCCTTGATCCTCTTTCAAGCAACGCAACTGTCGTGCCCACTGCGGCTTGTTGATTACCCTCACCTACTTGAAGATCAGCTATAGATGCGAAACGCTGACCAGCTTGTACCACGACGCCCATAAGTGCTAAGAGAGTTTGTGATGGTTCCTTAAAAGGAAGCATCATAAATGCGTCACGTATATTTCCACCTGGTGCGTCGACATCCCTAAATTCGCCAGGTTGAATAGACTGTGCATCGTCTCTAATTCTTATTCCTCGCTGTTTAAATCCAGCAGGTAAATTGGATAACGTTCCTGCATCAATTAATTGTCTTAATGCAGTTGTTGCAGTTCTTGATAAACCGCCAATCATATGTATTAAACCAAAACCGTAAAAACCTAAACCTGGTAAAAATTTGAAATGTACAAAGTATTGTATTTTTTTTCTTTTAACATCATCTACTTCATAGTTTCTTTTAATTGATAAAACTTCTCTAGAATTTTCTTCCAATGTTACAATGTAAGGTAATTTAATTCCTGTTGGTTCACCATCTTCTCCAACATCTTCAAATCCTTCTATATCTAAATTAGTATGAAACTCTAAAATATTAAAAATATCTTCTTCACGATTTTTTGTTTGACCCTCTAATTCACGTTCTTTTTGTTGAACTTCACTTTCAGTTGTTGTTGATGGTTTTAATTCGATGTCTTTGTAAAACCCAGCAACTTGTTGTTTACGTAAGTCATTTTCAGAAATTTTTACAACGTGAATGATTGATTCCGCATCATCTAATGAGGTAGCTGAATACGGAACGATCAAATCCTCTGCAGGT